CAACTTGGTAAGGGCACGACCGCATCCGGGCGTCCTAGAGTTGCCACACCGATTGGTGAGGCACAACCCTCTGGCAAATTCGCTCAAAGGCCCGAAGTCAGATTCGGGAGCAGCTTCCGCAGATTGCATACTGGTCCGCCTTGTTCTCGAAGTGAGCCCTGCGGAACTCCACGTAGGGCTTGGACTTGTATACCTCGCGGATCGTCTGGTGCTTCAGATCTCCGAACACTTGGGCTCCGGCGGGATCGAAGCAGCACGTGGTGACGCGGCCATCTGCGAGGACGTAAATCTGGGTTAGGGCCCGATGACAGCATTCGCTGGGCTTCGGCATGTGCACCGTGCGGTTGTCGCCGGCCCAATTGCCCTCCGCGATCAGTTGACCATACCCCCCAAGGTCCACCTGACCCCACTTGCGCACGAACTCCTGGGAGTCGGCGCGGGTCCACGCCCCGGGGGACGCGACAGCGCGCACTTCCACTTTGGTGCCGTTGCGATTCGCGATGGCGAACTCCACATTGGCACACACGGTCCCAAATTTGCCCTTGAGGCCCATCTGAGCCTCGTGCTGCTCGGGCCTCACGGCATTGAGCGAGAACACCACGTAGCTCAAGCCGGCAGTCTGTAGCCCGGTGAACCGGTCCGGGGTCATGTACACCCCGTTGGTGAACACCCCGATGGGGATACCCGTGCGCCCGCGAGCGTACAGGACGCGATCTTCCAACATCGGGTCCAGTGTCGGCTCCCCGAGCCCGGTGAGGCACAGCTCGTAAATGTGCGGGATCGTGGCCGCCTCGTCGACGATCCGCTGGTACATCGACATGGGCATCAGCTGGCCCCAGCGCTGAGCCGCCGGGTAGACACAGAACTGGCACGCCGCGTTGCAGGTCGAAGTCGTCTCCAGCTGGAGCTGAATGGGCATTATCGGTGGGGTGGAGGCCCGGAGGCCCCCACCCCTACCCGGGGGTCGCCCGAGCCTAGGCGGCCCGGATGATCACCTTCTTGAGCGCCTTCGCGGCGAGAGTCGTGGTGGTGATGGCAGCCACCGCCTCGGCCGCGTGGAACCACCCGGACTTGCCGTCCGAGGGGCCCGAGCGGGCAAGGTGGGTCCCGGCATCGACCGCGATCAGGATGTCACCGGCCGCGATGGCCTGCGTGGCGTGGTTGGTGACGTAGGCGTACGCGGTGTAGCCGTACACCTGGCAGGGGCCGTAGGCCCCGTTGGCGAGCGCGGCGGCGAGGACGCCGACCGCGAGGCCGAGAGTGGCGGTCGCCGGAGTCGAAACGCGAATGCCGTCCGGGGAACTGACATCCCACGCGACGACATCGCCCCTCGCGAAAGCGGCACCACTGACGTTCTTGACGCGAGCGTACCCGACCTCCTGCTGGTCGTCGCCCACGACTGCGGGCCAAATCATGTGTTCTATTCCCTCCTTGAAGGAGACATTACGTCGTGGCGGTCTTGAGCGTGCCGATGTCGATGTCGCCGAGCACGCCCAGCTTCCGCCGGTGATCCGTCCAGTGGGTCCCGCGCCAGACCACCAGGGTGGTCTCGCCGAGCTGGTTGTTGGGACGCACGGCGTCCTGCGCCGCGAAGTTGCCCTTCTCGTCGGCGGTGAGGCCCATGAACTCCGAGTTGCCCATGTACCAGGTGCCGTCCGTGACCGTGGTCGAACCGTTGTCCACGTCCGGAATGTTCTCGTCGGCCATGACCGGCGTACCGTAGAACTCCACGTTGGTGAACGGGATGTCGCCCTTGCGGTAGTCGGGCAGGCGGGCGATCAGGCGGAGAGCCCGCTGGTAGATGGCGAACGTCTGCTCGTCGCAGACGGAGAAGTCGGGATACCGGTTGACGCCGCCACCGCCCCTGCCGCACTTGATGCGGAGGAAGTCCAGCTCGTAGAGGAAGTTGCCGAGGGTGGCCGCCGAGGAGTTGGTCGTCTGGTTGCGCCACCAGGAGTTGGCGGACTGATCGATGGCCCCGACCGTGGTCGACGTGGTGGGGTCGTACTTGATGAGGAGCGGGACCGGGTCGATGAACACCGTCCCGTCCATGGCCGTGTAGGCCGTGGCGAGGGACACCCCATCGACCGCCCCCTGCCCCTGCAGGAGAGCCTTCGAGAACAGGTCCTCGAGAGCCGAGATGGCCCCCGCGATCGTCTCGTCCTGCATGGTATCGACAGCCTCGGTTCCGCGAGTCTTGAACTCGTCCATGTCGTTGATGCTCGCGGCCGACGCGGCCTGCCGCCAGTCGAAGAACCCGGCGGTCGTGCTGTCGACGGGGTTGACGTTGGCCACGCTCCAGTTGCCCATGGGCTGGGCGGGCTGCAGCGTGTGTCGGAGCGTCACGCGGTACCGGTCGCCACCCGAGTTGGTCGTCTTGTAGGTCCCCCGCTTCCTGTAGAAGAACATGAACGGGTTGCTGTTGGAGACCTGGTCGATGACCTTCGGTCTGACCTTGTCGAGGGTCAGGGCGACCTGGGTCGTGAAGCTCCGGGTTACGGAGGTTGCGCCCATGTGTCGTTTCTCCTAAGTCACGATCTTGGTTACGGCGGCCTCACGGCAACTCGGGGGTTCTCCGCCCGCGATTGTCCCCGGGCGCGAGGAGAGGGTTGTCCCGATCCGGGGTCCCCTCCCCGCTGATCTCACGTTGCACTCACGGCCGGTCGGCATGTGTCGTTATCGGCCTCTGCGAACCTCCTGGCGGGCGACCGCCAGGGATTGCCTCATGTTAAGCTTGGGGTCCAGGGCAGCCGTGCCAGGAACCGCCCCTCCAGTGGGCACGTCGGACGGCTCACGGCCCTTGACGGCAGCCTCCATCCGGCTGACCAGCTCCTTGGTGATCTGAGACTTGGTCCTACCGGCAGTGGCCATCAGGTACAGGCCGCGCAGGTAGTCCTTGGTGGGCAGGTCATCGCCCTGATCGTACAGACCAACCAGGCGGACCATCTCCCCCTCGACCTCCGGGGTGACCGACTCCCCGGCAGCCTTGAGATCATTCACGAATTCCCTGATGTCGTTGCCGATCTCCCGGCGTTCATTGTCGATCACGACCTGGTTGATGAACTCGTGCACGGGGCCCAGGGCGGAATCCACGACCGCCTTGGCCCGCTTCTCCACGGCCTTGTCGAACAGGGGCCTGACCGCCGGGGCGTCGTCCCCAAACATCTGGGTCAGCTCCTCGTCCATCTCCTCGACGGCGGTGGCCGCCTGGCTGATGGTGATGCCCCGGCGCTCGGCCAGGGCCCGGATCATCGCATCGGGGTTGTCCCGGATGGCATCGAACAGCATGCGGGCGTTCTTGAACTCCTCCGCCTCCTGGCTGAGTGACTCCTCCTTTTCCTCCAGCTCGCGGGACCGGGTGGCCAGAGCTTCGGTCTTGGCCCGATAGTCCCGCAGCATGCTGTTGTACAGCTTCAACTGCACCGGATCGGCCTTGATGGCAGCGATCTCCTCCGCCGTGGCGTTCTCCAGGAAGTCCTTGACCTCCTCGGCCGAAGCCCCGGCGGGGGGAAGCTCGGTATCCCCTGCCGTCCCCGCGTCCTTGTCCCCGCCCCCCGCGCCGGAACCGGCCGCGGCTGCGTCTTCCTTCGCGATATCCTGACGGGCTTGTCCAACGGCCGACCGAAGCTCGGACATGCGGTCGGTTGTGCCGGGTGCCCCGGGTGTGGAACTCGCCATGACCCTACCTCCTACCTCTAGTGGGGCGCCATCCGCGCTCGATGCCCTCAAGCAGATTGAACTGCTTCATGGCCTTCTTCTTGGATGTACCCCTGGATTTGAACGTGCCCTTCTCCGTGTTCTTGACCCCGTATCCCCCCTTGGTCTTGACCACGTCGTACGGGTTGCCCCTGGCTGCGATCCCCTTCTTCCGAAGGCGGCGGCTGACCAGACAGTCGCCAAGCTTGTCAAGCATACATGCCTCCCGTGGCGGGCATCACGGTAGCCGACGTGTCGGTCACCCAATCCGGACTTATGCGCCTACGCTTGCGCATCAGGGCGTCCTGCAAGGCAGTCCCCACTGGAGGGACCCCCCCGGCGGGGGCGGATGGTATGGGACGAGTCAAGTCCACTCGGCGACCAGCCGGGGGGGCTACAGGAAGCGTACCCGGGAAGATCGAGGAGGTAACCGGTGCAACCCCAGCGGGGGCAGGGGCAGCGGTGGGCGCGGCGGGGGCGGCAGGAGTGACAGAGGCGGGGGACACAGCTGCGGCAGCGGCGGCCTTGCGCTTGGCGACATCGTACAGATCCTCACCGCCCCACCACAGCCCACCCCCCTGAAGCGACTGTCCGATCTGCTTGCCGGTGACCTCCGGGCCAGCCCCCTGTCTGCCGCTGGCGAACCCGAACATGCCCCCCCGGTTGAGGAACTTGTCCTCCAGCACCCGCTGCAAGTCAGCGAGACGAGTCTCCTCCGGAGTCGTGGCCTCCCCGGCACCCGTGGTCAGAGAGTACCCGCCGAGGCCCTTGATCTTGGTTTGACCGGCCCCCGCGGCCCCGCCGCCGACGCCACCACCGCCACCGCCGGCGGCAGCCTCCCCGCCCGGGGGTCTCCAGTTCGGATCCTCATAGCCGGAAACCCACGTGCCGTCCCCGGCCACGTCGGGCGGCTTGGCGACCTGCCGGCCACTCGTGGTGAAGAAGCCGCCCTTCGCCACGTCCCACCCATCCCGAATCCACTTCGCTAGGACACGATCGGCATTCCTAGCGTAGTCCTCGCCCAATATGCCGCCAGACTCGAAGGCATACCGGCGCAGCTCCCCGGGGGTGGGCTTACGCTTGCCGAGCCACTCGCTCGACGGAGCCGCATTCTGCCAGTCCCCGACTATGTCCTCTTCCCCGCCGCCTTCCGCGATCTGCGTCTGGCCCGACGCCTTGAGCGCCTTCGGCACCCCGGCGGTTATGGCATTCTGAAGCCACTGAACGCTGGGGCCGCCGATGGCGTCTACAGCAGCCTTCTGCTCCGGAGTAAGGGTGTTGTAGTAAGCCTGCGCCGCCGCCAGATCTACAGCCATGGCCCTAGTAATCGCTCAAGCCGTTGTTGTCCAGCTTCAGCTTGCACTCGTCGAGGCGGAGCTTCTTCAGCTTCAACTTGATGTCGAGGGACCGTCTGACCTTCTCGGCCGCCTCCTTGGGGTCGAAGGCCTTCAACTCCTTCTCCAGAGCGGCGACCTCGGCGACAAGGCGGTCATGCTCCTCCTTGCGCCAGTCGGTGCGCGGGCCCCCGATGGATGACGAGGAATCCCGCGTGTCCACGCTGACCCCCACGGACACCTGGGGCTTGTACTTGCGGATCTTCTTGGCCTCTACGGCCTTGGCAAGACCTTCCATCGCCATGTCATACCTCCGATCCACCCTCGCCATAGGGGCGGGGTGCCCAATCGAGGTTCTGCTCCTTCATGATGTGACGACGCTGCTCGCGAGACTCGATGAGGGTCCCCCGAACCTTGAGCCCTTGCGGGGTAACCGTCTCGTGACACGCCCTCGGGTCACCGTGAGGAAGGATGTGAGGGTCGACGTACGGGGTGAATGGGTCGAAGCCGAACCCGCGTCCGGGAGCATGAGCCGACGCCCTACCGCGACAGAACGGCCAGTCGCCCACCCTCAACTCCCCGCCGCACTCATCGCACACGGTCATCTACCACCTACCTCAGTATAGCACACGCGGCACGTGCCTGTCAATCACATGGGCACCCGGGCCCCAGCGGGACCCTTCGGGACCTCCCCGGGGCCGGGGCCCCCCTCGGGTCCGGTTGGCCCGGGAGGAGCCGGAGGTCCGCCCCCGGACGGGGCCGGCGGGGATGGAACACCCTTGGGGGCGGGTCCCCCCAGGGCAGCCATCCGTTGCTCGAACTCAACCAACTGCTGGAACGCTCGCCCGATGAGTTCCTGATCCCGAGCCGATTTGATGCCATTGAACCGCAGCGTCCTCTTTCGCATCTCGGGCGAGAACGCCATGAGGCGGCTAATGATCGGGTCCTGGAAGAACGTCAGGGTGTTCATCCACTGCTGCCGCTCACGATCTTCGGACACCGGGGACATCGACTCCTCTTCGATGACCACGTGCCACTCGATGCCCTGGGTGGCCTCCACCAAATCCGTGTGAGAGATCTGCTTCCACATCCCGGCAATGTTCCTGGCCTCATCCGGGAACCCGGTGGCGGTCGGATCGGCGTTCACCATCACCCACCAACCCAGGGACATCTTCTCGGCGGCTAGCAGGATCATCTCCTCGATGATGGAGGACAGCCACTTGGACACGGTGACCCGGTCGAACGACTCCGTGGCCTGAGACCGAACATCGATGATCTGAGCCTGGGTCGCAGTCTTGGACTGAGGCACCCCACGTCGCTCCCCGGCGACCATGGACACCTCGTTGAAGTCCTGCTGAGCGATGGCGAGCGTCTGCGCGGCCACCTGCGAGTAGTTGGGCTGCGGGACAGCCTCGATGACCCCGTGCGTGTTCTCGTCCCGGGGCACGTACGTACCCATCTCCCCCGATTCGAGCTTCTTCATGTCTTTGGGCTCTATAGCGCCCCTGTCGTAGGTGAACCTGGGCACGGTGCCCTTGCGGTTCTTCCGGAGCCACTCGTGCGAGTCGTTGGACTCGTCTTGGGTACCCAGCTGATGATAGATCGGGGGAATCGGGTAGAAGCTGTCGGGGTCCACATCCAGGCGGAGGAACCTCAGCGGGAGCCGCTTGAACCTCTCTTCGAGGAGGGGCCCTTTCTCACTGCCATCCGCGAAGATGAAGTACGTCTTGGTCCTCTGGTCCCAGATGTGGTACAGCTTGATCTTCTCGGACTTCTGAGGGCCATCCGCGGACGCCGGCCTGTCATCGTCCTCGTTGGTCTTGATGCCGGAGGGCTTGAGGTCATCGTTGTTCTTGTACGCCTTCGAGTTCTTGACATCCTCAAGGTAGTAGAGGGCCCAGTAACCCACCCACGGAATCTCGGAGATGACCCCGGTGTGATCCGCGGCCACCAGGACCTGCCTCGCGGGTATCCGCTTGACGTAGAACCTCTCGGACTCCACCAGAGGACCCGCCTTGAACGCCTCGTTGAGCCCAAGGACGTTCCCGAGACGCATCGGGGGCTCCGGGGTATCCTTGGACTCCTTCAGGGGGGGCGCGAGGATGTTAGGATTCTCCGTCGGGTTCACTTCGTGCATCACCCGCACGCAGGCGAACGCCCAATGAGCCTCCTTGAGCCCCAGATGGGTAACTTCGTCGAAGTGGGTCGACTGCATGCGCACCAAGGTGTTGCCGGTGTCCGCGAGGAGCTGTACCTTATCGTCGATGGACATCCCGGGAATCGGTCCAGGCGTGTCGGCAATCGCCGGATTGGCGACGACCTTCACGTAAGGACTGTGGAAGTACAGAGTGGGGATCGAAGCCTTGACCGATGGGTGAATACGATTCACCTGGGCCTTGCGCTGGTCGAACTGGTCGAAGGGCTCGTCTAGCTGGTTGCCCTGGAGGTACTCCTTGCAGGTAGAAACCTCGAACCGGTCCTCCCAGGCCTTCTTGGCCTTGTCGGCCTTGACGAACCGGTCGAACCAGGTCTTACAGAATTTCGCCTCGTCCCGCGGGGGCATCTAAGGCCTCCTCTACTTGGTCTTGGGGCCCTCGACCACCGCTCCGCCCTGCGTCAGGACCGTCGTGGACTCCGGAGGCGCCTTCCCGGCAGCCTTGTTGGCCGCTTCCTTGGCCTTCTTCTCCGCGGAGGCCGACAACTCAACCCTCCGGTGATTGATGAACACCAGGACGCCCTTGCGACCACCCGGGAACCTGGCACTGGACCTCTCGACCATCTCCAGGATGTCCAGCTCCTCGTTCGACCCGGCCGTGGCGACGATTCCCTTGGCCTCCTCGATGTCCATGGCGGACACGTCGGGCAAGTTGGGGGCCACCGGGCCCGGCTCGGGGGTCAGGATGGACCCCTTGGACACATCCGTGGCCTTCACGACATCCACGATGCGCCACCGGACCGAGACCCCGTGCTTCGGCAGGCTCGAAGAACCCACCATGGCATCCTTCTCGATCTGCGCGGACGCCAGACCGAGCCCGCGGATCACCCCGAGGGGACTCTCCGCCTCCACGACGAACTCTGCACGCTTCATGACACGCCTCCTTAGTACCTTCCTGATACCGCACGCCTCGCCCGAAGGCGCATTGTGCGGGCCGACTGCTCCATGAGTTCACGAATGTTGATGACGTTGGGATCGCGGGGTTCCTCGATGTGGGCCACGGCCGGTCTGGATATCACGAAGTACTTCTCAGTGTCGTAGGCGTGGTCCACGATGGTATCGTCGCGCTTGTCCGAGTATACCGGCTGCCCGTCCCTCTCCCCGATCTTAACCCGACGTTGCCCCTTGATCTGCCGAATGACCTCGAAACACCCATTTGGATACTCCGGAGTCCTCTTGACAAAGTACAGACGCGGTGCCCCCAGCTCCCCGGTCACCGGGTGACGATGAGTGGGGTCCACCTTGAGGTATTCCTTCATGCGAGACCGCGTGATGAGATCATAGGTCTCGTTCTCGGACACCGGGATGGGGGCGGGGATCCACCGGATACGGGTATCGGCGGGCATGATGCGCGTATCGAGCCAGTCGTCCGCCACCGACCAGGTGGGCCGGGAGGTCGCCGTGCGCCCCCTCTCCAGCCTGAATATGCTCGGATCGGCGACATTGGACGAGTAGTGGGGCGTCAGGTACATGGAGTTGACTGGAACGTCCTCCTTGGACAACTCCCATACCTTCTGCCTGTGCTCGCTGACCAGCGCGACGGCGTAGTGCTCCCTGAAGGTGAATATGTTACCGTCGTGATCGGTTCCGTGCCATGCCACGCAGCTGGGGTTGGTATCCCCGTGGTCCATGCTCCGGTGCAGGCGCATGGTGTTGATGATCCTCCGAATGAGTTCCGGAGTCGGCTCCAACTCCGAGAGGGGACTCACCGTGTAGATCGCGCCCTTGGGATTGACCCAGAGCCCCTTCACGTACCTTTCTTGGAACTCTTCATCCTTCGACAACAGCTTCCGGATGTTGGCCCTGGACGCGAATCGGTTACTCGTGGAGGGCATCCGGATGTAGCGGTACCCCTCGGCGTGCCAGCGCTCGTACTCCTCAGACTCCTCGGAGAATCTTCGATACAGGAAGTGGTCCATGGAGTCGGGCGGGTTGGCCGTCGCGAACAGGAACGGGGGCGGGACCATCTCCCCGGCATCATTGACCCATGGCCAGGTGCCGCCCGGGTAATCTTCTAGTACCTCGGGGGGTATCACGGCCTGGCCCCAGCGTCCCAACCTCGCATCGAGGGTATCCCACGCCTTCTCGGATATCTGCTCGGCCTGGTCCACGAACCCGAAATTGACCTCAAGACCGGCCAAGATCTGTATGCTCTCGGGCTTTTCGAGGCCCAGGAAGTGCACCAGGGACCCGTTATTGAGCTGGCAGATGCCATCCTGATCATTGCGGCGTCCCCGAGAGTACATCCGAGGGGGGCACAGGGTGTAGAACGTCTCCATTGTGGTCTTGCGGAGCTGATTGAATCTGCTCCGCACCACGGCCGCCCTGGAATTGTGGAACCTGTCCAGTAGGTACAACAGCTTCAGCACGGCCGTCCAGGTCTTCGCCGCGTTGAAGCCCCCCAACAGGAGCAGGGGGTCCGGCCCTGCCCCCCAGCCCTCGGCCTGTTGGGGAGACGCCCATTCGAGTCTTCGGGCTACCCTGGGCACCGGTCCCTACTCGTTCCCGGATCCCATCTTCATCTTGCTGGTACCCTCGGGCATCACGAATATGTGCCCGGAGTCGATGACCGACCCCTGCCTCGACGTGATGCCCGTCGCGGCATTGATGTCCCGCAGGGCCGCCAGGGCCAGGGCCGCAGTCGGGCCCTGGGATTGCTTCGCGATCTTGACCATGAGGTTGGCCCGCTGCCGGATACTGAGCTTCTTGTTGAGCAGGTTGGCGTACTCCCTGGCGAGAGCCTTCTCCTGCTCCTCCAGCGGGTCTGTCACTACCTCCCGTATCACCGTGCCGGGAGGG